ATGATCTTTCCAGTCCTGACCATAATCGTACTCTACAGCACCAATACCTTCAATAAAATTACGTTCACTTCGCGTAATACAAGCAGATGCAAACTCCACAAGTTCTTCAATGCTATCTACACCAAAGATACATTCGCTGAACTCTTTGATTAATTCTGCAGTATCTACATTCGGATTAATACGAATTGTTACTTCTGATTCTACAACCACTGCAGCTTTGTATGTTTTTTTAATCTTCTCGTTCATACTTGACCCTTTCTTTTAACATAGCTTCTGCCATTGTATAAGACCATTCAGCAATACCGGGACGATTAGTATCATCACCTCGTGCGAGACAAGCTTGCATTGCTAAACCTGCGAAATGATCAAGTAAAGTCATACCTTCATGTTGCCAATGAAGGACATTACCTTGACCATCATATTCGAAATTTTGTGTTGGATATGCACGATGATTTTTCATCAGATAACCTCTGCTTTCAATAGTTTTTCACCATCTTCTGCCCATGTTAGGCGAAGGTTGTGCTTTTCAGAGTCTTGACTGAAAGTCCTATGTAAAGGTGCATTATATTTATCAAATTGAATGTAAGTTGTAGTCACAATTTCTTTTGGTTTGATGCGGTATTCACAATCACCACTCACACGAATTGTATCATAACTACCAAATTTTTCACAGGTACTCCACCCATTTCCCCTATTGATTTGAATATCTTCACCATTTATCCAAGCAATCAACACGTCTTTTTGATCTTTCAATGCCATGTCTATTTCTCCTTAAAGTTGATTAAAGCTTGTGTACTTTTACACCGTTTGCTTGCAAGTATTGTACACCCGTTACATCACGATATTCTTCTTTGTAGAAAAAATTTTTGATGCCAGAGTCTACGATATCAATTGCACAGAATTTACAACAAGCGTGTGTACAGAACATTGTAGCATCAACTGCACTTTGATTACTGCGTACAAGGCCCATCAGAGCGTTCTTTTCACTGTGACGTACCCTAGGGTCAGTTGCACCATCTGGTAGTTCACACGGGTCGTTTATGTGCTCTGCATGAGCATTGTAACCACAAGAGATGATACGGTTGTCTTTTACGATTACTGTGCCTACTTTTAAACGAGTGGCGTTGGAGCACTCTGCAAAAGCTTCAGCGCATTTCATATAAGCTTTCATGTGCTTAGACTTCATGAATCACTTTCATTTTTACTACCTCTTGATTACGAATCTTAATCGCTTCATCTAAATTATCTGCAGCACACCAACGCTGTGCCAATGCAAATGTATGCCACCAAGGGTCTTCGTCTAATCTAATAAATTTTAGATTATTTTCTTTGTAAACCCAACCGAGCAAAGACCATTTACGCACAAAGTATTTATCGCAGTATTGTACGATGTGTGCTTTAAACGGATTATAAAATTTCATATTCTAGCACTCCTTCTTCAGATGTATAACGAACAATTTTAACACCAAAGCCTTTGAGCATAGCTTGGCAAGTTGGGCATGGTTTAGCAGTTGCCATTGTACCATCATCGTGAAACCGCTGAACAAAAACGCTATGAATATTTTTGCGACCTGCTGCAAGAACAGCAGAAAGTTCAGCATGCACTTTATCTTTTTGTTCTGACTCTCCAGTTTGCAAAGCAAAGTGCTTCATGAGTGGATGACTGCGGTTGTAATCGTTAACTCCAGTTCCTAGCACACGACCTTTCTTATCGAAGGCTGTAGCGATGATTTCATAGCGTTTGCGTGTCATTACAGTTTACGAGCCTGTTTAAGTTTGTGTTGAATACCTGCAAGTACTTTGTGTTGACGCTTGAGCTTACGTTGCTGATTACGGTAGCAATTCATCACATTAAAGTAAGTTTCACTATCTTTATCATCAGGGTTACTCTTGTGCCAGAGTTGATCGATGCGACCCTTCAGAAATTCCAGTGCATCTTCATCTGCAGACAGTACCGCAGAAAGACCTTGCGTAAGTGCCTGCAGTTCTTCTGTGGTAAACGACACAGCACGATGCGTGTGAGCATATGATGTCAAAAACTGCTGCAACTTATTGCTCATTAGCACAGACTCTTGCAAAGGCTTACCTTGCATTGCTTTCTCACAGCGTTCCCACACAATTTCTGCAATTGCAAGTTCACCATCCTCTAACCCCAAGCGTTCTACCATAGAAGCAAATTCAGGTTTCAAGATCATGTTAAGTTCCTTTCGGTTTCGTTGTTGAAGCCTGAATCATAGCACAAGAATTTAGCTTTGCAACAACTTATGCAAATAAATTTATTTTGCACAAAGGTCTTGACAAGATTTGAACTTGAGCTACAATCCAATTTGGGACGTGGGACGGTGAGAAGCTCGGGTTCAAAGCTGAGGTTCATAACTGAAGTTTAACTGCAGTTAATTTTAGTTATAATATGAGTTTAATGTAAGTTATATAGTACATTACATGTTATAACTAACGCTCATACAATAAAGTAATTTAATCAATCTAAAGGAGATATGTGCAGTTACAAACAAAGATTGGTAACACAGGTACAAAAGTTGTGGTACAATTCACGTTGACTGATGAACGTGACATCGATTGGGAAACACTCAAGGTACACTTGTATGATCATCCTGAAGTTGATATCACAGATTTGATCGGTGATGAATGGTCGTTAGAAATCTCAGAAGATGTCTACACTAATGCAGATAGACTTGTGCAAGAAGCTAACGATGATGTTGAAGTTGAAGCGTATATTACAAACCAAATGTTTAAGGAGTAAATTATGAATCGAGTAATTTGTAACGAATGCGAGACAGTAAAGCACTGTATGCAAAATGGATGCATACCAAAGGTTAATACCTTCAAAGAAAAACCTGTAGTGTACTATGACGGTGTACCGCAGTTGTACAACTGGAATGACGATGTGCGCTATCTTGTAGCAAGATTGCAGTATGTTATTGGTCATCCAAATCTTGGTAACTGCAGAAATGTACGTACATCAACAATCTTGAACATATATTTCGATGGTACAATTGAGACTAAGAACACAATTTATAAACGACTTGCATACGAGGATATGGGATCATGAAGCTAAAGAAAACAGACATTAAAAATATTCGGTTGACATGGCAAGAAGTTAAAAACGATGGTACAATCAGTGCTCGTTCTTACGCTTGTGATGATAAAAGTGCAAGCTGGCATCTCATGCAAATGCGTAAGAGTCCTAGTCTTCGTAATATCAGAATGGAGAAACTATGAGTTACACAGTTGCAGAAGAACGTATGCAAAATTACATTGATGAACTAGAGAAAGAGAATCGTTTGTTACGTGCTCGTAATGATCGGTTGGAAGCTGAAGCTAAGGTGGTGTCTGTGCAGGAGCCTGTGGCGTGGGTTGAGCATGAATGGAGTGGTAGCGGTTTGCGTCATCTTCATTTTGAACGCCGTGAGCAGTCGGTGCGTGATGAGGTTATGAATCCTATTTGGACACCCCTCTACACCACCCCACCCGTAGCAAAGCAACAATGGGTTGATCTAACAGACAGACAAATCGAAAGTATCTTCATTGATGCAGGTTGGTCATGGGGCGAAAAAGCTGATATGTATGTACCTGCAGTAAGAGAAGTTTTGAAACTATTTAAGGAGACTAACGAATGATTAAACTAATTTTTGTGCTATCATTAGTAACACTGATTGTAGCAATGGTCTTTTTCTTTTTAAAGAGTCAGATGCATCTTCAAAGTGGAAAGCAGTGAAAACTGTGTTATACTTGCTGTTCTTCGGGTTCATTGCTATGTCAATTCTGGCTGGCATTGTTATTTTGTTTTAATTGAAAGGAAATTCTATGAAATTTATTAAAAGCGTAATTCTTGCCGTTGTAGTTGCTATTGCTTCTGTAGGTTGCACTCGTATTGAAACTGGTGAGGTTGGTGTACGGGTCAATGCATCAAAACAGATTGAAGGCTCTGAGTTACCTCCCGGTTCGTGGAATCAGACAATGGTTGGTTCTGTGCTTACATTTCCTACAAAAGATATCTCTGTGACACTCGATAATAAAACACCAATGACTGCAGACAATAGTGCTCTAGCAGACTTTGATATTACAGTTGTCTACGGTTTGAATCCTACTTCAGTTGCTGAACTGTACTCAACAAAGAGTCGTAGCTTTCACTCTGAGCATAAAGGTGATATTTATCTGATGCATTCGTACATGAGCACTCTTGTTAACAACGCAGCTTATAAGGTTGTTCGTGGTTACAAATCACTTGAAGTTGCAGACAATCGTGCAAAGATCGAAGAGCAAATTCGTGATACTGTACATGAACAACTCAAAGCTGAAAAGCTCGATAACTCTGTTACACTGACTGTTGTGCAAGTGCGTAATATTCTACCTAATGCTGAAATCTTGCAGTCTGCTACGAACTATGTTCGTGCTCAAAATGAACTGAAGATCAAACAAACTGAAGTTGACATCGCAAAGAAAGAATCTGAACGAATGGCAGCACTGAGTTCTAACTCTGGTCAATCTATCGCTTATATGCAAGCTCAAGCACAAATGAAAATCGCAGAAGGTATTGCAGCAGGTCGTGTTAATACGATTGTTGTACCGATGGATTTCAAAGGTATGATTAACATTAAGTAACAAAGGGAGGGCTTCGGCTCTCCTTTACTATTTGGAGAAAAGATGAAATATTTTGTAACTATTAAAGTTGAGGAAACACTAGTAATTGATGATGTGTGCAATGAAGCTGAAGCTATCAAAGATGCTTTACAACAATTTGATGCTAGTGCAAATGACCCTGAAGTGGTAGAAGTATGGAGTGATTAAGATGACTATAGAGATTTGTGGAACATGTAGGTCACCTTACAATTCAAAAGGTAAAGGTGAATGTTTTAATACTAAAAGCTTTAAACACAAGCATCACGATGTGGTTGTTGCGTATTTAAATGGTACTACTATTGAAACTTATGCTGGACCAAAATTTGGTTGGTTAGAGATTAATAATATTGCAGAATCACAAGATGTACCTTGTTTTCCAAGTAGTATTGAATATAGGATTAAAGATGACACACAACACCGATAAAATTATTTGCAACGCTATTACAACACCCGATGGTACTTACCTGCGTAGCTACCACCGGCACGACTACAAAGAACACTTGGATAAACTGACTGGTGAGATTTTCATGGTAGACGGTGGTACTGACTACCTACGCCGTAGCTTTAATACAACACCTGCTACATTTATGGATGTATACCTGAGTGATCCTTTTGAAACTATTCGTAGAAACTTCGTATGGAAATCCTACGGTAAGAACGGTGAGCATATCCCACACGGTGTTTATATTTTGTTGTGCGATATGGAAGATGATCACATTCATGCTATACTTGAGACTCAGCAGCACATCAAGGGAACTTACGTAGAAGACTTGATGAAACAAGAGTTAGATTATCGAAAGGAAGATCATGCACTATAAAGATAATTTTGAAGATGCTGTTAGCCGCATAGAGTATGCTCATTCAGTGGTTCATAACGCAGGTTATCATCGTTCAGATCGAGACTTACATCTTGCACAAAGGTTACGGCAATTAGTAAATGACATTAGAGATGCAAGGCATAATTATGATGAAAACGGTAATGAAAAGGAGAAAACTAAATGAGTGACGTAGAAGTATTTTGGTCTAAAGTAGCTGAGAAGTTCGGTGACAAACGCACATGGCATCAGTTGAATCCTATGGAGCAACAGATGGTTATCCAAGGTATTAACATGATTTTACAGGTGGTGCAACGATGAGTTTGGTATTTCTAATTTATTTGGCTGGTGTTATTACTAGTATTGCAAAGTTTTTAAGTATTATCTTTGTCAATACATGTATTTTTTATGCTCTATATGTAATAGGTTATTTACTTTATAATGCAGACTACTGGCATAAAAGAGGTAAATTTCATTCATGGCCTCTTGCTGTAATTCTAGCTTGTGGTACAATCGGAGCATTTCTACCAAGCGAACGCACAATGTGGATCATGGCTGGTGCATACACAGGTGAAAAAGTAATGGAAAGCACTATTGGTAAACAAACATTGGAACTAATTGAACTTAAACTTGCAGAAGAACTTGAGGTTATCAAAGGTAAAGTCAAGGAGAAAACTAAATGAACTTCCCAAAAATTATTTGGCAATCACCTAAATTTTTCCACTATGCTGGTTTATACTTGAAGCTTGGTAACAAACGATATCGCTTAATTAAAGTAGGAGCACGATGATGCCTAGAGCTAAAAATATAAATCAAAAAGATATTGAAGAACTAAGAGAATATTTGAAGTACGACGAGTCTAGCCCTTCTTGTCTAATTTGGATAAAAAATTCTAAATTCTCAGGTAATAGAATTGGAAAAATGGCGGGTGCTTTACATTCTGGCAGAAATACACAATATTATGAACTAGATGTAAATGGTAAACGTTATCAAGCACATAGAGTTGTAATGTTATTAAATAATTTTGACATAGCAGATAAAATTATTGATCATTATAACGGTAATGGATTAGACAATAGACTTGATAATCTTAGAGTTGCAACAATTGCTGATAATCAAAGAAATAGAAAAATTTCTACTAACAGTAGGTCAGGTAAGATGGGCGTAAGACGTGTAGCTATACTTAATGGCACCAAAACAAAGCACAATTACTATTGGGAAGCTGGTTATCATGATGAAAATAGTTGCTATCACAGAAAGAAATTTAACTGTGAAAAATTTGGTGAATTGATTGCAAAAGACTTGGCTATTGAGTGGCGAAATAAAAATATTGAAATTACAAACCTAAGATTAAAAGAATTAGGTCAGTTAGGTTATTCTGATAGGCACACATCTGAAAGGACAAATGATGACAATTCCTGAAGGTTTCAAACCTCTCTTAGCTGTAGAACACAGCAAAGTGAAAACACAAAGTTTTCCATACTATCTATCTGAGAAATTAGACGGTATTCGATGTATTGTATTTGGTGGAGTTGGTTATTCACGCAGTCTCAAACCTATTCCGAATGCTTTTATTCAGTCTTATTTTAATCAATATGCCAATATTTTGGAAGGATTAGATGGTGAGTTAATCATTGGTGACAAGAACGCATCTGATGTATTTAATCAAAGCACAAGTGGTGTAATGCGCCAGTCTGGTGAACCTGATTTTACATTTTGGGTGTTTGATAAGTATATTTCTGGTACTGAGTACACAAAACGAATTGATAAGATTCCAGTTGAACTACCAGATCGTATTAAATTTCTACCACAGTTTTATGTAACAAAACAACATGAAGTTGATGAATGGGAAGCATACTTTCTGAAACAAGGCGCTGAAGGTGTCATGTTAAAAACTCCACACAGTGTGTATAAGTGCGGTCGCTCTGGTACTAAAACACCAGAACTACAAAAGGTTAAACGATTTGTAGATAATGAGTTTCAAATCATTGGTTGGGAGCCTAAGTACACCAACACCAATGAAGCAAAGACCAATGAATTAGGACGCACTATGCGCTCTACAGCTAAAGATGGTATGGTAGCCCTAGATACAATGGGATCGTTGATTCTATGCACCTCTAAAGGCGATACATTCAGTTGTGGTAGTGGTATGACTGATGCCATTCGTGCTGACCTGTGGGAACGCAGGGAAAAATTGTCAGGTCAACTTGCAAAAGTTAAGTACTTTGATGTTGGAACAGGATACAACGTACCTCGCTTTCCAGTTTTAGTTGGCATTCGACATAAGGATGACCTATGATCGATAAAACACGCAGTCCTATCCCAAAGTGGCAACTCATGCTTTTTGGATTGTCAGAAATATTTGATGGTCTAGTGATTGTTTTATCTCTAGGTATGTTATCATCTCGTTTGTCTATGAAGGCTATCTCTTATTTCACAATCAAGCATTTTAAATCGAAAGGAAAGAACAAATGACAGAAAGAAAACTCGCAACTATTCGTAAGATCGCAGCAATTGAACCCATTGAAGGTGCAGACGCTATTGAAGTCGCTGTTGTCGATGGTTGGAAAGTCGTAGTAAAGAAGGGTGAATTTGCAGTTGATTCACTTGCTTTATACCTAGAAATTGACAGTTGGGTTCCAACAGAGCTTGCACCATTCTTATCGAAAGGTAAAGAGCCTCGTGAGTTTGAAGGTGTAAAGGGTGAGCGTCTACGTACAGTAAAACTACGTGGTCAAATCTCACAAGGTTTGTTGCTACCATTATCTGTAGTATTTGAACTACCACCTACTACGGATGTAGATATTCTTGGTGCAGATATGACAGAAGCACTTGGTATCATCAAATGGGAACGCCCAATGAATGCTCAACTCGCTGGTATGGCACGAGGTAATTTCCCTGCGCTAGTACCAAAGACTGATCAAGAGCGTATTCAAAACCTGACACGATCTTTTGAGCAGTACCAACAAGATACTTGGTCAATCACAGAAAAGCTTGATGGTTCATCTTGCACATTCTATCTAGACGATGAAGGTGTATTTCATGTGTGTTCACGAAACTTAGACCTGAAAGAAGACGAAGCAAATTCATTCTGGAAAGTAGCTCGTAAGTTTGATATTGAAGGTATCATGCGTAGAAATTTTATGGTACGTATGGCAATTCAAGGTGAAATGATTGGTGAAGGCATTCAAGGTAATCAGTACAAAACACAGCTTGACTTCTACGTTTACGACATGTACAATACTCATACAGGGCAATATATTTTGCCAGTACAGCTTAAAGCTGCATGTGAAAAGCTTGGGTTGAAGCATGTACCAATTCTTGCTGAAGACATTTCGCTTGTAGGTGAAAGTGTTTCAGGTATTCTTGCACAAGCTGAAGGTAAATCAGAGCTTAATGGCTCTGAACGTGAAGGTCTTGTATTCAAGAGTAACACCGTACATGATCGTAGCTTTAAGGCTATCTCAAATAAATGGTTAATCAAAAATGAATAATGAATAAGGAGTAAAATGGCAGCTTTCATCAAGCATACAAGTTGTGAAGCTTGCGGATCATCAGATGGTAAAGCAGTGTATCAAGATAATTCTAGTTACTGTTTCGTCTGTCAACATACAATACCATCTGAAGAGTTCAAAGAAGCAAATCAAAAGAAACCATCTAGAGTTCGCTCTAGTGTTAAAAAGGAAGAGAACATGGAAGTTAAACTTAGTAGTAAACCTGCATTGACACAAGAAGAGAACTCAGAGATTAAATCTGAAACTTCTGTCAAGGCTAAAGGCTTTCGGGGTATTGACGATAGTGTGTATGCCAAGTTCGGTGTACGACATGCTTTTGCAGAGGATACAGGCGAAGTTATGGAGCAGTACTACCCCTGCACACAAGAAGGTCAGTTAGTAGGCTACAAGGTCCGTGAAGTACCTAAGAACTTTTATTCCAAAGGTCGTACTGGTGCTGACTGCGAGTTGTTCATGCAGTTTAAATTTAACCGTGGTGGTAAGTATGTGATTATTACCGAAGGTGAAATTGATGCTTTATCTGCATATCAAATGCTATCAGAATATAACACGAACAAAGGTTGGGACTTTGAAACTGCAGTTGTATCTCCAACTACAGGCGCTAATTCACACAAACAAATTGCAGGTCAATTCCGCTTTTTTGATTCCTTTGAGAATATCATTATTTCCTACGATAACGATAAAGCTGGTCAAACCGCTACAGAGCAACTTCTTAAAGTACTACCCAAAGGTAAAGTCAAGATTATGCCAATGCGTTATAAAGACGCAAATGAATATCTTGAGAAAGATAAATTAAAAGAATTCATCAGCGACTTCTATGAAGCTAAAAAGCAAGTTCCTGTTGGTGTACTGGCATCTAGTAAATTGTATGATCGTATCATGGGTCAAACTGCAGTTGCTAAGATTCCGTTTCCACCTTTCATGCAAAAGCTTAACGAGTTGTTCGTTGGTGGTATGCCACTAGGTCACATTGTCAATATCGCTGCAGATACTGGTATTGGTAAAACTACGTTGGTAAATGAATTGATTTACTACTGGATTTTTAACTCACCACACACTGTAGGTATTGTATCTATGGAGTTAGATGCAGGTCAATACGGTGAAGTGCTGTTGTCTAGGCACTTGGAAAAGAAGCTTGCATTGATTGAAAGTCAAGATGAAAAGATCGCTTACCTAAGTACAGATCGTGTAATTGAAAAAGCAAAAGAGCTTACTATTAAAGAAGATGGTGATTCTCGCTTTTATCTGCTGGACAATCGTGATGGTAGTATCGAAGAGATTCAAGATACAGTTGAAGAGTTAGTATCTGCTTGTGGTGCTAAAGTAATTGTGCTAGACCCCTTACAAGATATTCTTGATGGTCTATCCAATGAAGAGCAAGCTGAGTTTATGAAGTGGGCTAAAGGCTTTATTAAGAGTCACGGTATCACTTTCATCTTTATTAATCACATGCGTAAAACACCTGCAGGTCAAAACGGTGCTGATAGCGAACAGAACATTATGGGTTCCAGTACGATTATCAAATCTGCTTCTGCGAACATCTTGCTAAAACGTGATAAGATGGCCGAAAGTGAAATTACACGTAACAGTACTGAAATTAGTGTAACTAAGAATCGTGTATGCGGTTTGACTGGTTCTGCTGGTTTCATCTACTACGATAATGCTACTCATACATTGCACAGTTTGGATGAGTGGTTAAATAATCATTGATAGTTGACATGAGCCTCAAGTTGTGATAGACTTGGGGCTTATTTATTTGGAGGATAGTAATGGATCGCACGAAAGATTGGGTTTGGGATATTGAGACATACAAACATGCTTTTACGTTTAGTATTGTTCGTGCTGATGGTAAGTTCAAGAAGACCTTTGAAGTATCTGCTCGTGTAAATGAAGTGGATCGTATTCTTACTTGTCTTGACTACTTACACGATAACGACCATCGTCTTGTAGGTTTTAACTCCTGTGGATTCGATTACCCGATTGTTCATAAGTTGATTGAGAATCGTGATGTTCTACCAAAGACAGGTAAAGCTCTTGCTGCTAAAGTATTTCATTGGGCACAACAACAGATCGATAGTTTTAAGAACGATGGTTTCGGCTATACAGTAAAAACCGAAGATCAATACGTCAAGCAAGTTGACCTGTATCGCATCTGGCACTTTAATAACAAAGCTAAAGCTACAGGTTTGAAGATGCTTGAATTTAACATGCGCCTTGACAACATCGAAGACCTACCTTATGACATTGAAGAAGAACTTACTGATCAAATGCTTGACGATATCAAAGCTTACAACGAACACGATGTAGCTTGTACACTTGCGTTTTACAATGCATCTGCATCACAGATTGACTTTCGAGACAATCTAAGTGTTAAGCTTGGTCGTGACTTTACAAATGCAGATGATACGAAGATTGGTGCTGAGTACTTTCAAATGGAGCTTGAAAAAGCAGGTGTATCCTTGCACACTCATAAAGATGGTAAACGTGTAATCAAGCAAACTAAGCGAGATAAAATTGCAATTAAAGATTGTCTATTTAACTACTACAGTTTTACACAACCAGAATTTCAAGCTATTTATGATTGGTTTTCTAAGCAAGTTATTACTGAAACAAAAGGTGTATTCTCAGATATTGAAGAGCATAACCTTTGTGAAGTTGCAAAGTATGCAGAGCTTGAGATTAAGCGCAAGAAGTTCAAAACTAAACCTACAGAAGCTGAAGTCAAACTATTCATGAAAGAACATCCCTTGGGTTGGATCGAAGAAGAAGAGCTGAAAGCTACAGAGTATTTGTTTGATGCTGAAGGCAATCATGTAATGGAATACCCATTAGATGCTGATGGTTCACCTGACTTTACAAAAAAGCAAAAGAAGGCTCGTGTACCCAAGAAATCTTATTGGGGTTGCTACCGTATTGCCGCCACTCTAAACGTGCTTGTAAACGGCTACAGAATCGATTTTGGAGTAGGTGGTGTACATGCATCTTTGAGTGAAAGAATCGTCAAGGAAACCAAGAGTTATATGGTAAGGGACGCGGATGTGAGTTCAATGTACCCCAACATTGCTATCTCAAATAGAATCTATCCAGAGCACCTTGGTGAAAAGTTCTGCGATATCTACCAAGATATGTACGAACAGCGTAAATCATATGCAAAGAATACTGCAGAAAATGCTATGCTCAAACTTGCACTCAATGGTACATATGGCAAAAGTAATGATAAGTTCTCTGTGTTTTATGATCCAAAGTTTACAATGTCAATTACCATTAACGGTCAACTGTCTTTGCTGATGCTTGCAGATCGTTTATTACAGATTGAAGGCTTGAAGCTTGTGCAGCTAAATACCGATGGTCTTACGGTTGCAATGCTGCGTAGTACAGAAGAGCAATATAAAGAGATTTGCACTCAGTGGCAGTCTGATGTAAAGCTAGAGTTAGAATTTGTAGATTACTCAAAGATGATCATTCGTGATGTAAACAACTATATCGCTGTGTACACCAATGGTAAGACAAAGCGCAAAGGTGCATATCAATACGAAGGTCTAGGTTGGCATCAAAATCAGTCTGCACTGGTCATTCCTATGGCTGCTGAAGCAAGCATGACTACAGGTGTAGATGTTCGTGAGTTCATCAAACAGCACTTTGAAGCTGGAAATATATTTGACTTCATGCTACGCACAAAGGTTCCACGCAGTTCAAAACTTGTGTTAGAATTTGAAGATGGTCGAGTACTTGCACAACAACGCATCTGCAGGTACTATCCTTGTGTATCTGGTGGTAAGCTTGTTAAGTTGATGCCAGCATTACCTGACAGCGAAGACAGGTCAGATCGCAGACTAGGTATCGATACCGCTTGGAATGTCAAGACATGCAACAACATGCAAGACTTTGAAGGTGATATTGATTTTGAATACTATGTGCAAGAAGCTGAAAAGCTAGTTATTGGAGGTTAACATGCGTAAAAACGATCTTATTAAACTGCTGCAAGAAACCAAGGGTAATCCTGAGATTGTTCTTTGGAATGGTCTTGTTGGCGACTACATGCAAATAGACAACAAATTGGTTGAAGGTGAACTATCTAAAATGACTTTTGAAGGTTTGCTGCATTACTATTCTCTTGAGCGTAAAAGAGATGAAAACGATTGGAACTATGAGTTAACTGAAGAAGAAAAGCAAGGTTTACTTAAAAACTACAAAGACAATTACAAATGGGAGATAAATCAGTTTGTAACTAAAAAAGATATCAAACGTAAAACTCATAAGTCCAAGCGAGTGCTTTATATTAATGCTAAAATATCAGGTAAGTCTCACAATGATCGTTTAGGTTCAATTTATTATTGAAAAGTTTACAATGGCTAATGTAAAACAAGGTACACGCACTAGACCACCTCAGTGGTGGAAGCATCTGAAATTCTTCAAGAAAGTATTTTGGAAAGCAGAACGTCAAGCACACAAAAAGGAGATTAAACATGAACGAACAGATTAAAGAACTTGCTAGAAGTATTAGTCCTGAAGCATGGCGGCAGCTTGACCATCCTGATGATGTCGAATGGTGTAGAAAATTCGCTGAACTATTAATACAAGAAATTTGTAAATTGATTGAACCTGATGAAGAGTGGCGTAAAGATGCATCTTGGGGTTATCTTGGTGGTGAAGAAGGTGTTGAATTACTTGACGGTGCAGTTAGAACAATCAAAGGGCATTTTGGAGTACAATCATGAGCTATGGCGGTTTACCATTTTGGGTATACGAAGTAATTTACGAACAAGACCTTGCTAAGATGCAATGCTGCTTTGAAGGTGAGTGGTTTGCTGGTACTCACAAGAAGTTACCTGAACATGTGATCAGCATCTCAAGAGCTACTTTTAAAACGCACGATGTTGGAGGTTGGAATCATGAAAGAGTACTACGTGGTTTATAAAGAATACAAGCAACCAATGCTTGGGCACTTTATAATTACTGCACAAAACAAACATGAAGCTAAACTTGCATTTTTATCTTCAGGTATTAAACATGATTACATTATAAAGGTTATCTTATGAGTTATATTTATAAGTACAACAAAGAGCATAATACTTTGGAACAGTACAAAGATGGTTTATTGAGAGCTTGTATGCAGATGCCTCAGTCTGATTTGAACAAGTTAGCTAGATTGAACATCAAAGAAAATATTTTACGAGTTGTTGACACAGAGGTAAAAACTGATGTATAATTGAGATATCAAACGGGATTCGTTCAACGGATAGGACATCTTTCTTCTAAAGAGATAATAGTGGTTCGATTCCACTATCCCGTACCAAATATGGAAGCTGTAACTCAGTTGGTAGAGTCATTGGGCAGGTTACTGTCGATAGTGTAGAGGTATTCTAGATAAACTACACTAGGCGAGTCGGAGGTTCAAGTCCTCTCAGCTTTTTACAATTAGTCCCGGTTCTCTGCAAGCTTCGCATCCCTAGAAGTAAGTACAACCCGAGGTAGGTGCAAGCCCTATCAACCTGCAGTAATGCAATTGGAAAAAAGATGCGAGTAATGGTAGACTTCGCATTTGGATTTCTATACCTGCGGACCGTCATCCAATAGGAAAAGACAGTATAAAACCAGTTTAGGGACTGATAATATACTAGAGATTATTCGTTGAGTACTTTCTAGTATATTATTGCGACAGTAGCTCAGTGGTAAGAGCAGGGTACTCATAATGCCTTGGTCGTGTGTTCAATTCACACCTGTCGCACCAAACAAAGGAGTAATATGAAAAATCTACTGATTGGTTCACAAGCATTACAATACTGGAGTGCTACTTTCAAAGTAAGACCAGATTCAGATTGGGATATTATCAGTGAACATAAAATTGCTGACGATACAAAGCGTATTGAATGCCACACATTTGATCAGGTTGGTAATTACGATCTGCTAAACTATGCCAGTACGCATTGGATTGAAATTGCAGGTCAAAGAATTTATGTGGTTAATCCTGTTGGACTTGCTATTGTAAAGCGCAGTCACCTGTGGCGTGATCGTAAGTTTGAAAAGCACATGACACAATACAATATGCATTTAAAGACATATCGTGCATTCTTTACTGACAAAGATGAAGAAGTGTTAAACAAGCGTATTAAGCTCACAATGTCAGCATATCCACAAGGTAATCCAAACTTGATGCAAACAGTAGAAGAGTTCTTTGACGATGCTGTAACTAAGAAGTACAATCATGATTACTTGCATGAGTTATTTGCTTACCACAAAGAACCTTTGTATAAAAAACTACAAAAAGATTCAAGTTTAGCGTGGTGTGATAAAAATCTGTGGTACAATCTAAGCCATGCAGACAAACTTAGATGCATTGCAGAAGAAGCTTATGTTATTTCAACTGAAAGGTTCTTAGTACCTTCAGATTGGAGTACACCAGCTAAACTAGCGTTTTACAAGTCAGTCAACAAGATTTGTACTACACTGTGTTCGGGTTGGTTTAGGGACTATGCAATTGACAACTATACAGAAGTCTTGGATATGTTTGATGCTGCTAAATTTGAGAATGTTAAACAAGTTTTACTAAAGGAGTAATATGTCAGATAAACTAATTGATACAGTCAGTGCATTACTTGCAGAAGCTGATAATGATGTTAAACGTGACTTTTTTAATGCTGAGATTAAGTCTGAATATAGCAAATGGGATGAAGATAGTGTTATGGAATTCAAAAAACATCTCACCGAAGCCAAGATTGATTTTGAACTTGTAGATAATTACGGTGGTGAAGACCAAGGTTCTGAGTACTGGAGTGTATATTCATTTACTGATGGTATGCAAGTTGTATTCATCAAGTTCGATGGTTGGTACGCATCTTACGAAGGTAGCACCTACGAAGAGTTCTATGAGGTACAACCTGTAGAAAAAACCATTACTGTATTCGAAAAGAAATAAGGAGTGATATATGAGTCTTAAAAGTACTTTAGAGATTATATTTGAAGAGATAACCGAAAGTGGTTCCGTAGAAGGTATGATGGACGGTGATTGCTATGGTCAAATTAAAACTGCACTAGACAATCAACAAATTGTTTACACAGTTGAAGATAGTTACGGTGGTGAAGAGCAAGGTTCTGATTACTGGTGCGTATGGAAGTTTAGTAAAGACGGTCAAGAATGCTTTGTTAAATTCTACGGTTATTACGCATCACACTACGGTACAGACTACCAAGGTTGGAGGTTTGTAACACCTCAACAAAAGACAATTACTGTCTATCAATAATTCAAAATAAAGCTTGACTTGACTAACAAGCTTTGTTATAATCTGGTTTGTAGCGAAAGCTGCATTAGTCGTGCCGTTGAGCACATTTTAGTCTGTAACATAACTAGTCCTCGAAAGGAAATATATGAATAAATTAACTGGAACTCTTCTCTATGTCCAACTCAATAAGCCTGTAAAAGCTTATGTCAAAGCTGGTGAAGCTGGTGAAGATAAGAAGCCTGATGAATGGAAAGCATCTGTAGCAATTGTAGATGAAGACATTGTTGATCAATTTGAAGATTATGCCAAAAGCATTGACGCAAAAGTATCGGTCAAGAAAGTCAAAACTGCAGAGTTCGAATCTGTATATAAAACTGCACCACCTGAAGGCGCAGCTAAGAATATTTGGGTTGTCACTCTCCGTAAATCTACAGAACTAGGTAAAACTGGTAAACCTGTGCCTGATCTATATCGACCAAAAGTATTTGAGAAAGTCAAGAATACACTAGTTGATGTAACGAACACAAAGATACCTGCAAATGGTTCTATTGGTTCAATCAGTATTGATGCGTTTACTCGTAACAATGGTACAAGTTCTCTTTATCTAAAGAATGTTCTTGTCACTGAAATGATCGAATATGTACCAGAAGAAGGTTCAGCAAGCGATTACAATCCCGGTGATGAATTTGGTGATGAAGTACCTGCACCAAAAGCAGCAGAGAAAGCTGAAGCAAAACCTGCAGCTAAACCTGCAGCAAAAGCCAAAGCTAAACCAGTGGTTGATGATGACATGGATGACGATATTCCGTTCTAATCATATAGTGGGGGACCGAAGCCCCCACCTTTAATATTTACTAACTGAAAGGACAATATGACAAAACAAACTAAAGATATCATTACAATTGTATCTATTCTTATCTTTGCTATTCTAGCTGTCATCTTTGTACCATTGGCTACAATCTGGTCGTTAAATACATTGTTTCCAATCCTAAGTATTCCTTATACATTTTATAGCTGGTTAGCTGTAGTAGTAATGAATCTCACATGGATGTACAAACCAAATCTCAAAAAGGATTAATATGCAAAGTAAAGAAGCAATCGCAAAACTAGTACGACTATACACACAAGAACAATCACTAGGTGAAGAAATCAAAGAGATTAAAGATGAATGCAAAGCGGCTGGACTTGATGCCAGTGTGTTGTGTGCAGTAGCTAAAGCTATCGTAAAAGATGGTGTAGAAAAGCTAGTAGAAAAATCAGAGCTAACTCTAGAAGCTATTCAGGCTGCTCGTAGCTAATGAATAATACCCGTAGGTGAAAACTTACGGGTTTTTCTTTTAAGGATAATATGACAGAACCAGCAAAAAGAATACTCATCGTGGATGCAGATTTGATAGCCTATCGTTATGCTGCTGCTAATGAAAAACGCACCATCATAGCCAAGCACTTAAAATCCAGTAGAGAAAAAATATTTAAAACCAGAACAGAACTCAAGGCTTTACTAAAAGAGAAAAACATTGAATTTAAAGCTGAAGATTATAAAATTCAAGATGTGCAAACAGCTGCTTCTATTCGGATTGCCTTGCGATCTGTAAAAGGCGTTATACAGCGATTAACAGAGGCTACGTGGGCAGATGAAGTTGAGCTATACATCGGTACAGGAAAGACGTTTAGACACGCTCTAGCCCTTCCTACGCCGTATAAAGACAATAGAGAGGACTCGCTAAAGCCTTTGCAACTCGCGGACGTTAGGCGATATATGCAAGTAAAGCATGGGGCACAACTTGTAAAAGGTATTGAAACTGATGATATGATCACGATACGTGCTTACGAAGAATTAGCAAAAGGTAATTATCCAATCATTGTATCTGCAGATAAAGACGCACAACAATCTCAAGGTATTGAGGTGCTGGATTTTACGCAAGAGGTTTGGAAAGGTAAGGTTATTCCACAGGTTGGTTCACTGTGGAAGGTTGTCATTGGTAAGGGACCAGCCACTGAAATCAAAGGAGATGGACTTAAATTTTTAGCCTTTCAAACATTAGCCGGTGATAAAGCAGATACTTATTTTGGATATAAACTGTCTAAATTAAGTTATGGTCCCGCTAAAGCATTTAAGGCATTAGAGAACACTAAGACCGAACAAGAGATTCTACAAGTATTAATCAGTGAATTTAAACGCTTATATCCTGAGCCTTTTGATTACACAGATTGTCATGGTGTATTACACAGCGATGTAGATTGGTTTGACATGTTGCAGCTTTTTTGGAGTTGCGCTTATATGAAACGCAGCATAGACGATGAAAGTAGCTTCATTCAATTTGCTGCTGAACGAGATGTGTATGTCAACTAAAGATAAAACAATTGATCTTTATAACACAGCAGATGTTAAAAAGGTAAGAGAGTTACTTACAAAAGAGCAAGATAATAAGTGCGCTGTAACTGGTTTAGATATTCCAGTTAAGCAGCATGTTCTTGATCATAACCACGATGAAACACAGCTTGTAAGAGGTGTATTACATCGTCAGGTTAATGCTTTTGCAGGTAAAGCTGAGAATGCCTTTACACGATTAATTGCTTGGTGGTATCCAAATGATTTACCTACTTTGTTAAGAGAATGTGCAGAATATCTTGAGAAAGAACCTGATACACGTTACAGGCACAATGGTTGGGTAAAAAAAATTAATACACAATTTAACAAGCTAAAAGAAGCACAAAAAGATTTAGTATTAATTGCTTTAGGTAAACCTGCAGGTAAGAATACAGCAGAGAGGAAAAAGTTGTTTCAATCTGCAGTATTGACAAAGCAGTTCAGTTATGATACACTACGAGATATTATCAACAATGCAAAGGAGTTATAATGGAAATTACAGAAGTTGAAAAGAATACTTGGTGGGCTGATCGTTATGCTCCTAAGATGATCGATTTGGTTGGACGAGTATTTACAGAAGTAATTAATAATGGTAATGAATTAATTTTATGTAATGATAAAGAATATTTTAAATTCTATCATGAGCAAGATTGCTGTGAGCATGTATCAATTGAAGATATTACTGGTGATTTAAACGATTTGATTGGTGAGCCTATTTTATTTGCAGAAGAATCTTCCAGTTCTGATGAAAATGCATCTGATTCTGGTACATGGACTTTCTATAAGTTAGCTACAGTCAAAGGTTGGGTTGATATTCGCTGGTACGGTTCATCAAATGGTTATTACTCAGAGGGCGTAAGTCTAACTTACGGTAAGTATGAAAATTAAAGTAATCGACTGCAACGATGGTTTGCTTTGGTATGCTAAAAGAATCGGCGAAGAATTCAAAGTAGAGTTCATTGAAGACAAGGCATATTGGGCAAGAGAAGGTGGACAATTCAATGCTCTAAATTGGATTAAAAAAGAAGATGCAACAATTACGGAAGGTAATGTACAGTGAAATATACAACAGATATTATTGAAAACATTTGGAATATGAAAACGGCAGGTTACTCTTCAAGAGCAATTGCACAATCTTTAGGTATTAGCAAGTCAGGAGTAAACGATATGTTTAGGCGCAATAGTATATACCCTGAGTTACAGTATGATCCCTCTGAAGTAGCATTTCGCAGCGATGGACCAAGGATTTTAATCTTTGATACAGAAACTAGTTGTCCGCTTGTATTTGCATTTGGACGCAGGAAACAGTACATTAATGACAAAGCCATTTACAAAGAAGGTGGACGTATTCTGTGCTTTAGCTACAAGTGGTTGGGTCAAGATCATGTGCATAGTCACTGGATGACACCTGAAGAAATTAACGACAATGATGATAGTCGATTGGCTTGTATTTTGTTTGGTTTGTACGAAGAAGCAGATGCTGTTGTAGGGTACAATTTGCAAGGGTTTGACGATAAGGTTGTTCAAACAAGAGCGTTAGCTTGTGGTCTTGGTAAATTACCTACTGTAAAAAAGATTGATCCTTACTTGCAAGCCAAGAAAAAACTTCGATTACCTAGTAATAGTTTAGACAATGTTTGTGCTTATTTTGGATTACCTCAGAAGACAGCAACAAGTATGGAATTGTGGGTAAAAGTTCAATCTGGTGACACAGAGGCTATGAAACAAATGGTAAGTTATTGTGAAAACGATGTAGACGTTTTGCAAAATGTTTATGCACTTCTTCAAGGCTTAGGAAATGTAAACACAGACTTTAACGCAGCTCTTTACTTTAAAGATAACATGACAAGATGCAGATCGTGTGGTAGTTCAGATGTTGAAGTAACAGGTAGGACTGTAGCTACTGCAGTAAGTTTATTTGAAGAAGCTCGTTGTAACGTCTGCGGAACTGTACATCGTGTGCGACAATCAACCACTACAAAAGAAAAAAGAAAAAGCTTGATTGTGTAATGCAATCTATGCTATAATCACTGCTAGTTCCAAACCCCGGTTAATCGCCGGGGATTTTTTCATCTTGAAAGGATATCAAATGCAAAATGCGCAACCTTGGGTAAAGTGGTTGATTAACCATAACATGAAATTTGTAGTATACCTTGTGTGGTTTCTCGTTCTTCCATTGTTCTTATTTGCTTACATTGAAAATGCAGTAGAAGACGCAACAAAAGAGTTCAAAGATATTCAACAACTAAAGAAAGGTTAATATGACAGATTACAATATTTCAGACTTCCAAGTGGACTGCTATGCGTTCAATGAAATTGCAGGTAAACACAATAAAACAACTTTAAAGGATATTGAGTTCCAATACAAACTTATCTTAGAGGAAACCAAAGAGATTAAAGACAAAGGTATTGATAATAATAATGTCAAAGAAGTACTAGATGGTGTTGTCGATGTAATGGTCACTGCTCTAGGTTTACTACAAAAGCTAGAATATCTTGGTGTAGATACGAATAAAGCGATGCGAGATACAGCATACAATAATCTGACAAAGTATCCTTCAAAAGAATATACTGCAATTAAAACTGCAATGATGTACGAAGAAGAAGGTAGCGTAGTCAATGTAGAGTATAATTCAGAGTATGAACTTTTTATTATTAAAAATTGGAATGACAAAGTTATGAAGCCAATTGGTTTTGAATCTAACGATTTATCTAATTGCATTCCTAAAGAACTATTGTTGAACGGTTTTAAGGAGGATTGATTATGAGTTTAAACGATATTACAATCGAAGGTAAAGATTATGAAAGTATCTTTGATGAACACAGTAGCAAAGGTTGCGATCTATGTGAATTTCGTAATGATAGCGAAGGTTGCAGATTAGCAAATAAAATTGTAGATTGCTCTGCAGATGATGTATATTTTGTGCCAGCATCAACAGTAGATTTACGATCTGATACACAGCAAATCAAAGATTGGAAAGCTTCAGATACAATGACCGTACAAACTCCCGGTACTAAATACGATCAAGGTAAGTTGCAATATACATTAGTACCTCCGTATGCATTACAAGAAGTTGCACGTAATCTAACGGAAGGCTTAAAGAAGTACAAAGAGCGTAATAACTGGCAGAAGGTAGAAGGTGCAGAGCAACGTTACATGGATGCTCTTATGAGGCATTTTGAGGCTATTAGAAGGGGTGAAATCTATGATGTAGATAGTAGTGACCCAACTATCAGTCATATGTCTGCTGTAGCCGTTAACGCAATGTTCTTACTTGAATTTATGTACAACCCTGAATTGAAAGGTAAAGTATGAACTTTTTATTAGTTATTTGTGCAATTGTTATTATTTGTGTTCTAGTATTAATTTATGCCGCAGCACATAAGATGATTCAAGAAAATAAAACTCTGCATTCTACAGATGAAGATGCAGATGACAACCTTGATTTACCCAAAACCCTGTGATATAATCACTATTCTCTTAATTTTTAAAGGTAGTACATGAGTAAAAAATTAAAGTTCCCTCCACGTCCAAACGCTATTGTAGCACTGTGCATTATTTCAGAATCTGAGATAGTAAAAGTAATGCCCAATTATTCAGCACAATTTGAAAATGAAGAGATTAAGTTTAAAAGCTTTCTATATTCTTTAGGTATGGACATAAGTAAACCGTTCGAACGCCAAGATGGATTGCAGCACCGTAATCGATTTAATGAAATTGTCGTGTGCAGTAGGTGGGTAGGTTCAGAACGTACAGATGAAGCTTGGATTTATGGTGGTTATGCTAGTAAAGCAGCTATTGATAAAGCAAGTGGGAGTAAGTTAACAGAAGATGTTTACCGTTCAAGATATGAGACAGAAGATGCACAAGCGATGCTTGAAGCACGAGATAAATATACAACAATTACAGAGGATGAATAATGCAAATTAAGAAAGATTACACCCGAGATTCATTGTTTGATGAACTTGGTTTAAAACGATTAAAAGAATCGTACATGCGAGATGATGAACAGTCACCTCAAGATAGATTTGCTTTTGTATCACAATCTTTCGCTACAGATCAATCACATGCTCAACGTCTTTATGACTATGCATCAAAACATTGGTTATCTTACTCTACACCAATTCTATCTTTTGGTCGAAATAAGCGTGGTTTACCGATTAGCTGTTACTTGAATTTCTTGGATGATACTTCTGAAGGTTTGGTCAACAATCTATCTGAAACAAACTGGTTGTCTATGATGGGTGGTGGTGTAGGAGTACACGTAGGTATCCGTGGTTGTGATGAAAAATCTGCAGGTGTAATGCCTCATTTAAAAGTATATGACGCATCTAGTTTGGCATACAAGCAAGGCACAACTCGCAGGGGTTCTTATGCTGCTTACTTGGACATTAGTCATCCAGATATTACTCAGTTCTTGGAAATGCGTAAACCAACTGGTGATCAAAACATGCGTACACTTAATCTAAATCACGGTGTAAACATCAGTGACAAGTTCATGCAGATTATTGAAAAATGCATGATTGATCCAACAGCAGATGATTCGTGGGAATTGGTGCAACCACACAGCGGTAAAGTAACTGAAGTTGTTTCGGCTAAAGCTCTTTGGATGAAACTGTTAGAATTGCGTATGCAAACTGGTGAACCGTACCTTTGGTTTATTGATCGTGCAAATGAAGGACTACCTGAATATCAAAAAAGACTAGGATTGAAAAATCACGGTTCTAATTTGTGCAGTGAAATTTCATTAGCTACATCTGCAGAACGTACTGCGGTTTGTTGCTTGAGTTCAGTAAACTTAGAATACTTTGATACTTGGAAAAACGATTCTCAGTTCGTTCCTGATATATTAGAGATGCTCGACAACGTTATTGAATACTTCATTCAGAATGCCCCTGATGAAATTGCAAGAGCAAGATTCAGTGCAATTCAAGAAAGAAGCGTAGGTGTTGGTGCATTAGGTTATCATGCTTACTTACAAAAGAACAATATTGTCTTTGAAGGTGCAGTAGCTAAAAGTACCAATATGCGAATGTTTAAACACATTAGAACACAACTTGATGCTGCAAATGAAAAGTTAGCAATGTTGCGTGGTCCTTGTCCAGATGCTGCTACTATGAATATAATGAAGCGTTGTAGTCATGTTATGGCTGTTGCACCAAATGCATCTAGTTCAATCATCATGGGTAACACTTCACCAAGCATTGAACCTTACTCGGCAAACGCATACCGTCAAGATACTACTTCTGGCGCATTCTTGAATAAGAATAGATTTCTAGATAAGATCATTAAAGAAGAAGCTTTAAAACATGAAGATTCTTGGTATGATGATACGTGGGCAAGTATTATTGCAGACGATGGTTCAGTACAGAATCTAGAATGGATGGATCAGTACACCAGAGATGTATTTAAAACTGCTGCTGAAATTGATCAACGTTGGATTGTTGAACAAACATCTGATAGACAACAATTTGTTGATCAAGCAATCAGTACGAATCTGTTCTTTAGACCTGATGTTAGTGTAAAATACTTACACGCAGTTCACTTTCAAGCTTGGAAGCAAGGATTAAAATCTTTGTACTATGTACGTAGTTCTAAATTACGTAAAGCTGATAAGGTAGGTCAGAAGGTTGAACGAAGAAGAATTGAAGATGAAATCGACATGACATCATTAGTAAACAACGAAACTTGTTTAGCGTGTGAAGGTTGATGTATAATAGGGGCTGCTTCGGCAGTCTCTTTCTATTTTAAGGATATAAATGAAAACAAAATTGAAACTTACAGATAAACGCAGTTACTTTAAACCGTTTAGCTATCCTTGGGCATATGATGCTTTCCTAATGTCTGAGAAGATGCATTGGTTACATACTGAAGTACCAATGATTGAAGACGTTAACGATTGGAAGAATAAGCTCAGTGAAAGTGAAAAGCAGTTTCTTACGCACATCTTTCGATTCTTTACACAAGGTGATATTGACGTAGCTGGTGCATATGTAACAAACTATCTACCAAATTTTCCTGCACCTGAAGTACGAATGATGTTATCAAGTTTTGCAGCACGAGAAGCGATTCATATTGCATCTTATTCACATCTAATTGAAACATTGGGTATGCCAGAAACTACATACAATGAGTTTTTGCAATACGAAGAGATGAAAGCCAAACATGACTATATTGAATCTTTTGTAGTGCAAGATGAAAAATCAAAAGCTCAACAGATTGCCGTGTTTAGTGCTTTTACTGAAGGAATGCAATTGTTCAGTTCTTTTATTATGTTACTTAACTTTGCAAGATTCGGTAAGATGAAGGGTATGGGTCAGATCATTGTTTATTCAATTGCCGATGAGTCTCACCATACCGACAGTATGATTAAACTGTTTAGAGAATTCGTTAAAGAAAATAAACAGATTTGGACAGATGAACTAAAATCACAGTTATATACTATTGCGGAAACAATGGTTAAACTGGAAGACAAATTCATTGATTTAGCTTTTGGTGTAAATCAAATGCAAGGTTTAACCAAGGAAGAAGTCAAAAACTATATTCGATATATCGCAGATCGAAGACTAATATCTTTAGGTTTAAAGGGTATATTTAAAATTAAGAAAAATCCATTACCTTGGGTTGAAGGAATGTTAGGTACAACTCACACTAATTTCTTTGAACAGAGGGTAACAGATTATGCTAAAGGAGCCTTAACAGGTGATTGGCAAGACGTGTGGGCTAGTTAATAGTACAACGATAAGATGAATTATTACATATTTATCTTGCATTACTGACAACAATGTGTTATAATAAAATATATACAATAGTTTTAGAGTAATTAACTAAAATGACAAAATATTTTCTCCGTAGTATTTTTGTATATATTTTACTTATACGGCACAAGGAGAGACAATGCAAGATAAAAATTACTGTGTATATTTTCACAGGCGTAAAGATACTGATGAAATTATATATGTAGGTGAAGGAAGAAAAGCCAGAGCAAAACTAGTTAGACTTGATAAAGGTAAAAATGCAAAGCACCAAGAGATAGTCAAAACAGTAGGCGTTTATTATGAAGTTTATAAAGATAATCTAACAAAACCTGAAGCAGAACACTTAGAACAATATTTAATCAAGAGTCTCAAGGAAGCAGGTACACCTATAACGAATGTAAACAGTAAGGCTACCGCATCTACAACTTACACAAGAGAAGAATTTGAAAATTTATTCTATGTTGATCCAACAAGTCCTAGTGGGTTGCGTTGGAAAGAGGATCGAAGAAATATTAAAGATGGTTACATTCTTGCAAAGAAAGACTCTGTAGCATGTTCTAAAAAGAAAACAACAGGATATTGGTATTATAAAAATAAATCATCTCATAGAATTGTTTATGCGCTTGTTTACGGAGAGTGCCCTTCAGATTTGACAATTGATCACATAGATTGTAATAAAGATAACAATTCAATTGAAAATCTTAGGTTACTCACTCGCAGTGAAAATTCAAGTAGAGGTAATATTTACAAAGTTATGCCGAGTGGTGAAGACGTTTCAACAGCGAAAGTCACAAATGCTCAGGTGCTTGAGATGTACAAACTATTTGAACAGTTTAGAACTAACGCAGAAATTGCTGCACTTTTCACTCTCCACGAAAGATACGTATCTTTAATCCGACACGGTAAACGCTGGAAGAAACTTTATAAAGAATATGGGAAGATGTTCCCAGAGTCTTTTACAGAGACAACAACAACTTATTCTCAAATTGAAGAAGCTTGGTATTTAATCACATTGGGATTAACTAACAAAGATGTTGCTGCTGCTACAGGTATTGAAGTTAGTACAGTATCGAGAATTAGACATAAAAAGTTATTTAAAAATTTAATTGAAAGGATAGAAAATGAAAAATCTAGTAGTATTTAGCGCCCACTGGTGCGGCCCTTGTCAACAACTGAAGAAAAAACTTCAAGATGTTGACCTCGGTATTCCTGTCAGCACAATTGACATTGATGCAGACCCTACAGCTACTGTTGAGTATAATATTCGTTCAGTACCTACGCTGTTACTAATAGATGATATGCAAGTTGTAAAACGCAAGACTGGTAACATGTCAGTAGAACAATTGAAAGAGTTCTGTAAGTAAAGTATAGACGAAAAAATACCCCGTAAGTTCCAACTAAGGAGCCTACGGGGTTGTCTTTTATTTGCGATAACTATCTAGCTGATCTTTTACAGTATCATACTGCTGATAACATGCAAGTAAGTGCGTTTTTAATTCTTCGGTATCTCTAGCGAACCGGATAAGAACTGCTGCATCATCTCTATATAATTGCGCTCCAGTAGCTCCTTTGGGGCTTTCTGCATTACAGGTACTTGAGGTAGAATTGCTTGTGGTACTTCTTTCGGGACGGTTGAGCAAGCTTGCAATAGTAGTATTATACTTACGATCAATAGCTTTGATTTGAGCATCTTTTTTTCCTTTGATAGCTTGCACCTTATCTTTTAATTCAGATTCAGCTTTGAGGCTTTTAATCTCAAGTTCTTGTATTTTTTTATTATATATTAAAACCTGTTCAGCAACTGCTTTATCTACGGCTTTATTAATTTGCCAAACATGAGTTAAGAATACTGCTGTAATTAAACTTATAATAATAACTATCTTGACCCATATTAATTGCATATTAATCTCCGATTTATTATTTACCAATACAAGTATTATATTCTTCAGTTCTACGTTTAGTTAATCCCGGTAAAGTATTACCTTTGAACTTATTAAATTTTAGAATCTCTTTACAAGCACCTTCATAATCATAGGCTATTAACTTCTTAGATAAAGTACTTTTACAAAATGCATTTGCACCGATATTATATGTAAGGGAAACATATGCGTCAAACTCATACTGATACATTGGCACAGGAGCGCATCTTCTAACAGCATCTTCAAAGACCTCGACATGTTCACCAAGGCGTTTTAAAGAGGCTACAGGCGTTGTTCTCTGCCCTAGTGCTACCCTACTACCATCAGAGTTAGTTGTGCTGCCAAAACCGATTGTAGCGACATCTCCCGGTACTGGTATGTAAGCAGTGTCACGATAACCTTCATGAGATGCAATACCAATTAAACCACCTGCAGATAACACAAGACCTGCAATTACTGCTCTAGTTTTATTCTTCATTCTATATCCTTTTGCGCTACCAGTCTAGCTATAAATGCACCTGATACTGCAACAAAACTTAATACTGCAAATGTACCTCTGTCAAAATAATCAAAGAATAAAGGTAAGATAACTTCGCTTGCAGATAATACACCAGCTAGAATAATAAACTTAATACTCCAAGCTTTACTTATAATTTCTTTCCAGTTGGTATACAGTTTCATATCATAATCCAATTATCATTTTAAGAACATTTGTAATACCCATTGACTGAGTAAGTACAACTAATACTGCACCCATCGCTAAATATTTAATCTGATTTAATGTCTTCTCAATACCTGTTAGAGAATTTCTTAGATCAGTAGAAATATCTTGAAGTTTTTTCAGTTCTTCAGCATGGTCTTCTACTTTTAATTCTAGTTTAATCACACGATGTTCAATTTGTTCCGCCATACTAATACTTTCAAATTCTGTAAATAAAATAGGCCACCCGAAGGTAGCCTAATGATTTGTATATTATAACATAACTATCTATTAAAATCAATGTTTTAATTAGATTTCTTCTAAAGTTAACGATGAAGAATACAAAGAATAAAACTGATGTGTCAATACTGATAAGTTATTAAACTTAGCATATATCTGATAGCTTTGTTCTTTTACAACATCATCATCCAAAGGAAATACCGATACAAATAAAGCTTTACGTAAACCGTTACCTCTTATTAGACTTAACATCTTAGGTCTATCGTTTTCTGTAATAGAGTCTAAATTAAATGTCAGTGTTTTGTGAATAGTACCATTTGATGTAATCAAATTTCCAGCTTCAGTTCTGCGTTGTTCACTGGTGTCTAAATACCCTAGCTCAACACCGAAACTTGCATTGATAGAAGGCGACCAATATGCACCACAGACAATACGACTAAGTTCAATATAACCTGCAGGATTTGTTGTATCTGAAATTATAACTTCCATCTTTCTTGCTGAAGTTGCATTAAACCAACTTCGTGCATAAGTACCTCCACCGTAGTTATAAGCATTTACACCTGCAGTAGAAATGTTACTCCAGCCGCCGAATAAATCAGTTGGTGTATAAGCTCCTGCGTTTACAGCACCCGTATCTAATACAGGTGTAGTATCTGTAGTAAGCGTATACAGTTTAACTCTAATAGTAGCAGATGAAGTTAGATTACAAAATGGTAAAATAACACAAGATAATGATTGTGATGTAGTCCATGTTGCTGTTACAGTTGCTGTTGTTGAAGTAGACCTCCAGACTAAACCTTTAAGTTCTTTTTGTAGATTACTAACAGGAAAACCTGATGTTGTACTAGATGCTGTTAATGTTGAAGAATCTATTACATTGTCATATAGTATTCTTAAATTGTTTTGTGCCATAAATTTCCTTTAACCACAGATGTAAATACAGGCTATCATTTTGATATCTGCAGAATTAGAGAAGACTGCCGATTCTCTTGCTTTTGCAACCGTATAAGATCGAACTAAATCATCAGATTGTTTCATACCTTTTCCAGCCATACTAGATGTGACAATTAAATCACCTGCAGCAATGTTTCCATTTTCACCACAAACATTTATTTGACCTTCTCCTAGAGCATTAATCGATACTACTTTATACTCTGAATTAAGTGCATCAATATCGTAATCAGCTTTCAACCTTAAACCAAAAACTTCTTTTGTTGAATCTTGAGTTTGTTTTTCATAACTATATGATTCCCATAAAGCACTGGGCGACATTTCAACAATAGGTGAACTTGTATTGAATATACCAATTGCAACTTGATTAACTTGCGTTGATTTAGAGCATTTAAATAAGCAGTTTGAAATATCCAGTTTATAAAAAACCTCTTTATCTACAAGGATGTCACCTACCTCAAAGTCTTCAGTTTTATTGATCAATGCTTCGTGAATACCAGTAAAAGGTGCAGTACCGTCTGTGATCTTAATCTGACCACCACCAGAAGGAGAATAGAATGAATATGCTCCGGGTGAAATCCAACCTTGTTTTGAAGTAGAAGTGTTAAAGAACTTTGCAGCGCCACCACCTGTTCCTCTATTATATACTTCTAGGCATTGTAGATTGTTAGAAGCCTGATCAAACGTAATCAGAGGATCAGTAGTACCTGATATAGCAGAAGATTCGTATACCTGTAATCCTTCAAGACTACCTGCTGTTCTTCTGACAACCATAGCTGGTAACGAAGAACCTCCAATAGTTACTGTTCCACCCCATCCAGTACCACTAATAGTACCACCAGAGAAGTTACCAGCTGAGACAAATTTTCCATTCAGTGTAACCGTTGATCCGTTATAAGTAATGTTGTTAGTAGAACTACCAAAAGCAAAAGTACCGTTTGCGTACAGTATACCACCAGAGCCAGTCATTGTGGTACCACTGATTGCAGCAGTATTAGATTTAAAATCACCTGTTACTGTCAAAGAACCTGTGTTAGTAGAAATCGCCTGTAAATTACCAACTTTTAAATTGCTTAAATAAGGTACATTCCAGACTGTATTATTAGTTGCTGGAGAATAAATACCATCAGATTGATAAACAGATTCACCCGCTACAATTGTTGGTGCTGTAGCTTGCCATACTGTACCACTACCCCAAGAACCGTTTGGTGGGTAACTCGTGCTACCAGTTGTTGTAATAGTTGTTGGTGTTGTGGCTAAAGAGCTTAATGTAGTTTTCGTATAGCAAATTCGTGCAGAGTTTCCAGTAGTACCTGTACCACCTACAGCGCCTTGTTCTACAACAGGTGTTGTTTCTTCATCCAATTGAACAGTTGTACCACCAGCAAGATATAATCTTACTCTAACAAAGTTAACACCTGCAAGAATTGTATATGTATAGCTAGATTGATCAACTGAAGAAGTATATCTGTTTGTATAACTAACACCATCTGTACTTGTTGATACAATAAATCTACCAGAGTAAGCAGTGGGTGTTCCAGAGCCAAGAGTTGAAAATGCAGAGAAAGTAATAGTTGTTGGATTATATACACCTGCAGTGCTTCTATAGATTGCCGCAATAGAGCGAGTGATAGAATATACGGTGGCGTCTGCACCTTGAAAACTTGGTGTAATAGTTGCATCTGTAATCAGTGTTGAGGTAACACCTGCTGCACTTCTAATATAAGCAGTAATGCGATATACAGTTACCGTTGTTAAATTACCCGCCCAATCTCCTAGAGTACATGAGGTAGTAGTAGCGCCTGTAATAGTCGGTTCAGTTAGTGTATCACCAGACAATAATGTAATGTTTACTCTGTATGATCCATTTGTAGTAGGATAAGTTGTAGCTTGTGTATTACTATCTAGCAATAGAGCAGTACTTCCTTCATAAATAGTTACAACACCTCCACTACCTGTCCAAGTTTCTACACCAGTACCATTCACAGGTACGTTATGACTGTCATTGCTGTAGTCAATTACAATAGGGCTTATACCTATAGTTCCGTCTGCGCCATTAAATACTTTGGTTACAGTAAGATCAGAAGTATAAATACCACCAAGATAATTTAAAGTAGCTCTAATTACAAGTACATCTGAGGTCATGTTTGCATAAGCTAAAGTCCATGTATTACCTGATTGACCACTTGTGCTAGACACCGTACCAGATACAACAGACCAAGCAACTGTACCAGATATCTGACCTTGAAACTTAGCTTCTATCGCATAGCTTGAAGGTGTAGCTACTGTATCTACAACTTTAAAAACAGGAGCAGGTGTAGAAAAATAAATAAAATTAGACGAACTAGTACCAAGCCTGATAGCAGACGCTTGTAGTATCTTATCTTTATCGTTAATAATAGTTGCCATTAAATCAGCACCTCCAATGTTATAAAGCCAATATCCCAATCAATCTCTATTGAGATAATCTGAGCATATACCCCTGACGTTAATCCAAATCTTTTATGTTGTACAGTTACCATATCACCTAACTGTAATTGTAAAAACTTACTTGTTGCGATAAAACGATAAACATATCTAGGTGTACTCCACAGATTTACTAAACGAGTAGCTTCTGCAGTAACTTGCCCTGATGCATCGGTAAGCATTAAAGTATTCTTTTGTTCAGGTAAAGCATCAAGCTTATATAAAGTTTGAGCAGCAGAATTAGTATAAGTTTTACTCAACCATTCACCTGACATTAAATCTTTGTGTGCAGATGGAATACCTGTTAAAAGATTATCTTGTATTGTCCAGTTCTTGCAAAAACCTAGTTTACTTGTTGCCATGATTTCTGGTTTTTGACTTACCGCTAAACTGTTTTGAATAATATAATCATCTGTAATAGTTTCAGTTCCAACTACAGGTATCGTTACTTTTAATAACCTTAGTAAACCAGAACGTGAAGCAACCAATTGAGCACCTACACTAGCAGCTAACTCTTGACATACGCTGATTAAGTTATCTTTTGCACTGATATAAATACCAACCGCTTGTGGATGATTAGTTTCAAACGTACTGAAATTAGTCAAATCAATATCTGCGTCTGTAACACTTCCAGCAATACTAGGATTACCGAAATTCTTTATAATGCGTTTGACTATGTTGGAAACAGTATTATTATAAGTTGGATTTTTATCGCCTTGTACTGAACAAGTGATAGCACCTGCAGGATTCTTTAAGAGCTTAAAAGTTCCTTTAACTAAGTCAACTGTATAACCTGAAGAAATAATCAAAGGAACACCATTGTCTCGTACTTCGATAATACTTTCAATTGGCCCATCGTTTACCATAAACTCAAGAGTTGTTGGATCAATAAGCAACGGTGTAATATTAAATACCTCACCAAATACTAAAGGTTTAACCTGTTCTTTATTTGGATTATCATATACTGCAGTAGAAACAATACTACCTTGATAATAATTACCAAGTACTTTATCAGTAATAGGAGTATTAAGCTTTTGCATTATATCTCGCAGTTGTAAATTGATAGTATCTTTATCACTAGAATTTACATCTGCTACTATACCTGAAAAAATCTTAGTAAAATCTGCACGAACAAACTTAGGATCACCAATATAGATAGAAATTGCTCTACCTTGCCATGCTGCTTTTAACCAATTATCGTATTCACCATTTGTATTGTCAATGGAGATATCACCGTAGCTTAAAGAACCTGCACCATCCAATGAAAGATTCTCTGTAAAATTTACAGCAGTTTTTAAAAGAGGTAAATAAGTTGCATTACTTGGAGAATCACTTGCACCAGTTACGTATTGAATATTACTCAAATACAGATTAGTCTCTGTACCCGAAATATTTGCTGAGACTTCTACAAGCATACAACGAATTGCAGTAGGGTCTTCTAGCCACGCTTGAAATTGAGCGTTAGTTAATGCCATATCTTCCTTTATAATATGTGAATAACCCACTGCCGTTAAACAGTGGGTTATCTTTATTTAAGTTTTACACTTTCGCGTACTTTTGAATTCCAATTAGATTCTTTACTTGTTTCGTTAATAGCAGTATTAATACTATCAGCGTTACGTTGTTGAGCATCTATGTTGGAAACTACAATTGTAGCAGTTTCTTTAGACTGTTGTTCACGAAGTTCAACTATCTCTTGTCTTAGATTTCTGATTTCAGTTACAAGCACAATGTTAGTTTCATTTCTATCGTTTAAGCTTTGGAACAATCTTGTGTTATCTGCTGCTGGTACGATTCGTTCACCCTTGTGAATCTGAGCGTACATATCAGAAGGAACATAGTTTGTGCCTTGAGCAAAGCCGGGTATTGTCGCAGGTGCTGTTCCTGCTGCAATTTTAGCTGCTAGATCAGTTCCACCACCAAGAGATACTGCACTTTGTGCAAATGATTTAATAATGTCTTCTTTAGATATACCTTGAGTTAAAGCATTCATCCAAAATTGTACACCTTCTGCATCACCTGTACGATTTGCTAAGTCTTTATAAAGTCTTTGAACTCTGGCTTCTGGACTTGTACTAATACTTTCAGAAATTTGGCTAAATGTACTTCCGGTTTTAACAGAGTTAGTCCAAAACGCTTCACCACCAGCTTCAGGATCACGTCCTAAAAACTTCTGGTATAATGCAGTAATTTCATCTTTAATTAACTTACCTACGTTTTCTTGAGCTACAGCTAAGTTATCAACTGCTTGTGCTACAGATAGTGTAGCTTTGTTAATCAGATTTAAAGCACTAAGTTGTTTTTCAGCGTCAGAACTTTGTTTGTCTAATTCGTCTGCAGTACTTGTCAATGCACGTTGAACTGAGTTAAAGTCCTCGGTGTACTGAGAAGAACTTGCGTTATACATACGAGATGCATTCAAGAACGCCGTTGCAGAACCTTGTAGTTGAGCAAGTGCAGCATCTTTCTTAGCAATCTCTTCAGTAGTAACAGCAGAACCTGTTGCTGTAGCAAGTATAGCGTCAAATTGACCTTTTGATTCAGTGTACTGTTGTCCCGGTGTAAGTGTAGTACTAGAACCTAACAAGAGAGACTGACTAAACTGTCGTAAAGACTCTGCGTTCTTTTTCAGACTAGACACAGTATTCTTAATTGTTTCACCTTCTCTATTACGAGCTTCAGTTAAATCGTCCTGAGCAGACTTAACATCTTCTAAAGCAAAGATATAATTCTGTGTTGATTTAAACACTGGATCAGTAGCATCTAAAACAGATGCTCTTTGAGCTGCGAGAATTTGTTCAGGTGTTCCAGTTAATTTCAGAATTTGCATCTGCATATCTTTTAACGTAGAACTTAGATCAGTAGTAGCATTATCTGCAGCTTCTGCTACAGGTACTAACTCGGCAAAAGCGTATTGTAGATCAGTTAAGTTTTTAACTAAAGCTGGATTCTCTGCTTTTTGAGCAGCGATCACCATTTGTTTAAACTCTTCACGAGTCTTGGGAAGCGTTAAGTTTAATTTACCAAATTCAGTTGTTAAATCTTTACTTAAATTAGCAAGTTTTTCTTCTTGTGTAAAAAAGTTATCATAGAAGAAACCAAATGTTTTTGTAAAACCTTCAACACCACCAAACAAATCAATAAAAGCTTGTGCTGCATCTAAAGATGCAAGCTCTAATTTATATGTTTCAAAACCTAACTTCTTAAAAGCATCATTAACACCGCCCATGAAAGATGAGAGTCTAACTAAAGCTTGTAAGTTAGTTTCATTTTCTCTGCGATAACCACTAGTACCGATCACAGCCTTAGCCATTGATTCTTCAATCTTAGCAAACTCTTCTTGATACTTTTTAATTGCATCTTCTGGAGATAAGTCTTTTAAGTTAATCTGAAACTTAGCACTAAAATCTTTAATAGCATCAGAGCCAAAACCTGCTGTTTCAGCAAGGTCCATTGCAGAATTTTTAATTAGTCTGAAATCAGATGCAATGGCACTACGATCTGCTTCTTCTAAAACAGATGGTATTTCCTTGTCACTACGGAACCATCCACCTTTTTCAATTGCATATCTTTCACCTTGAAAACCTGTTTCACCTCCAAGTGTACCACGAATACCAACGTCAGTTAGTTTGCGTCCAAATGCTCTGTTAGTAATACCTGATACTACACCTGTGCCTAGTGCCAAAAGTGGTCCAAGAACTGGAACAAATGAAGCAGCTACTGTTGCTATGTCTTGAAGAGTAGAAACGGTATCATTGATTTTATAACCATTACTGATTGCTCTATTGGCGTACATACCACCAACTGAACCAACAGCTTGAGCACCGTATGTTGCAAATGCAGAGGGTGTAGCAGTACCGTAAGCACCATTTGTAGCGAGTAGACCATCTATACCTGTACCTGTTGCGTTCGCAAATAAAGTACCACCTGCGTTTGCTGCCGACATAGTACCTGCTGCGTATTGAGCGCCTACATTAAAAGCTGAACTGCCATTCTTATATAGGGATACTAAATTATTTGCACCTGCTATAGTAGAACCAACTCCACTCCCATCTGATCCACTTGAACCAGTAAGTAAGTTTTGAAGTAGTCCACCAAGAGTAGCATCGACAACAGCTTTAACTACGATTGTAATTGGCTTTTTAAGTTCAGCTACAATTAAATCACGTAACTTAGTACGACCAGCTTTACCACCTTCAATTAATCCTGTTAATACAGCGTCAGTTAAACCATCAGAGATTCTGTTGTATTCTGATAATTGCTTTTCAACAAAGTCGTTTGCAATTTCAGTGTTTACGTTTAACTCTGCATCTAATCTGCGTTGTCTTGCACGATCAATTTGTGAATCTTTTTCAGTTTGAGGGATTGCTCTTTTATTAATATCTGCAATTTCTTTTTCAAGCTGTAAATCTAAACGTTTTGTAGCAAGTGCTTTTTTACGCTGTACATCAGTCGCACCAATTAAAGAACGCTGTAGTATTAGTGCATCTGTTTGATCTAAAATTTGCATGTTCAATGCATGTTCTGCATCTAAAGAATCAAATAATGCATCATCAGTTTTCTTTTGAGCTTCAGTCATTTTTGCAAGAGCGTCTGCATGATCTTTGTGTGCTTTGATAACTCCCGGTTGAATTGAATTTAACTCTTGAAGTTTAATGTTAAACTGATCTTGAGATATCCAACCTTCTACAAGACCGATGTTAAGTAGATTTAGTTGATCTGAATAATTCTTGGTAAAACCAGAAGCTTTATCTTCAAGATCAGACATTACTTTTAAGAATGCAATTCGTTCTTTTTCAGCATTAGTTAATTCTTTTGTTTCTTTAGAAGTCTTTGCGGGTTTATCTTTAAGCGTTTTTTCAAAAGCAACAACATCAGAAGTATTTTTAGCTTTTTCCTCACCAAGTTTCTTTTGAGCTGCAATTTCTTTTTCTAACCCTTCGACAGTCGCTTTAGCAACTTGAATTGAATTTTTACGGTACTGGTCTGTCATAAAACCATCACCAGCTTGCAGAGACGCTAATTCTTTTTGAGCATCTATTAATTTTTTAGCAACAGGTGTCGCTCTACCAATGTTTAGAATCTCATTCCAAACCATTTTAGCACCTTTAGCTACATTGAAAAAGAAATCTTCAAGAAAACCCATATCTTGTTTTATCGCTTTAGCTGCATCTCTCAATGCTCCAGCATATGCATCTGTTGCAACTTTAGCTGCTTCTGTGTGTTTTCCAGCACTTTCAAGTTTCTGAATATATTTTAAAATATCTACGTTGATTGTACCTAACTCTTTTGCAAAAGGTATTAAACCTTCTAGTGGTTTTTCTGAAATTTTACTGAAATTCTTGGCTAATGTGTCTGCACTAACACCTGTAACTTTACTTACATCGACAATTGTAGTTGCTACTGTTTTTAAGTTATCAGAAGTAACATTGCCTGCTTTGGCAATTTCTGTGACTGCTTCAACATATGCACCTACATTACCTTTGGAACCTGCATATGCTTCAGACAAAGCAAGTGCAGAGTCGGTGGTAAGACCTAAAGAACCCCCTGTCAGGTTAATCGCTTTCGATAATGCAGATTCTTGTGCAATGACCTCTTTAATTGCAACAGCATATGCAACCAATGCTACTAGAGCACCCGCAATAATAGCAGAAGTCATTACAGTAACAGCAGATGCTAGGCCTCTAAATACACTCATTAAAGAACCGCTAGAACCCTCCATGAGAGCTATTTGATATCTTAGATTTTCTAATAGGGATGATACACCAGTTATATCTGCAATAAATTTATTTGTACCTTTACCTGCCGCTAGAAATGCACCACCAAGCGCACCACCTACAGCTAATCCTACATCTTTTACACTGCTTGCCATACCGATTGTAGCTTTTGTCAACATGTCCCCCATGTCTTTACCAGCTACACCAGCCAAAGCAAATTGATCTCGTAACTGACCACCTTGTTGTAGTAGAATAGTGAGAGGTGCTTGACCTGTGGCTAGACCTACAGCAATGTCGGTAATCTGTGGACCTAGTGCTCTTGATAGATAATCAATTTGACGATTACCTGCAGCTTTTTGAACAGACATTAAGCTTGCTTTGTACTTTTCAAGTGCAATAGTTTGTTCTGCTGCTGTTTGGCCTGAATGCTTTAAAGCTTGTTCAAATTTAATCAATCTATTATTAACTGCGCTTGTTATATCACCGCCAGATTCAGTTAAACGATTCACTCTGTCTAACTCAGAAGCTAAATATGAATTTGCTTTAACAGCATCATCTTGTGCTTTGACTTGCGCTTTCATACTGTTAGTACGAACATCGTTAGCTTTATTAATCATTGCACTTTTCTGAATTAACTGATCATATTCAGCAGTGAGATTATCTAGGCTTTTACCTTCAATACCATATAAAGCAATCAAACGCTCTTTTTCACGAGCAAGATCAACCATCTGCTTTTCAGTTAAACCTAGATTCTTATTGAAAAGGTTTGTAACTTCAGTAGTTGTTTTATACTCGTTTTGAAGCTTTTGCATCAAACCAATACTTTTATCAAATGGATCACCACCAATCAAAGTACGCTGAGTAACCAATGTTTTATTTAACTCCAGCATTTCATCATCTAATGCACCCGCAGCTTTTGCTGTAGCTAGAATAGAAGCTTGACCTTTGGAGTTACCTTGAGCCATATACTCAAGAATTAAGTTTTGACGCTCTAATACACTACTTGATTTAGCGGTAGATTGAGCACTTTTACCTTGTGCTTGTTCTAACTTGTGTTGAGCAAGTGCAGCTTTAGCAGCAGCTTCTTCAGCTTTGGATAATTCTTTGTTAGTCTTTGCGGATTCTTTACTTAAATCCTGCATTGGTTTATTTAATTTACTTACAGCTACACCTAATGCTTCAATCTTAGTTGCTGCTTCATCTAGTTGTTCGGTTTTGACAACGAACTTTAATTCTGCTAATTCCATAGCACTTTCTCCTGTTGTGGATGTAATTATCTATGTGTATAAACTACACTAATTTGCACACATAGATACTCTGGTCATCCGTTAAGATAACCAAAGCAACTATCACTTCTTAGATGATTTCTTTCGTTCTGTTTCTGCTTCTTTTGCATAAGCGGACAATGCTTCGTTATCAAATAACTTAATTAACGTAACTTCCCAATCTTCAGGTTGAACTTCAATTAAGTCAAAGTACGCTTTAATCTCGGTATAAGGTATAGGATTAACACCGAAACCGTTTGATCCTCGTGCGTTATGAAGATCAATAAACCATTTCCAAACTTGAATACAACTTTCTGGTAGTTCAATTAGTTCTTCAAGTTCTTTAGGTTTGACTCCAGTTTGACGCCAAACAGAAAGAAGTTGATCTCTTAATGTAGAACCATCTTTAGAACGCTTGCCGAAGCCGAACTCTTGTTTAGCAAAAGCTACAGCTTCTTCAATTTCACTCGGAGCGAAAGTTTAACAGCTGACCTGATTCCTCCATCACTGCGTCTTTAATCCAAGGATATTCTTTGAAGATACGCTCTGCATTTTCTTTTGTGAAGTCAACCTTCTTACCATTCTCGGTAATGTTCTCCCATCCGATTACACGGATAACAGCAGATTCAATGCTTAGTTCTTCCGCTTCTTCTAACGTCATATCATCAACGTCTTTACCCCGGCGTTTAGCTTGTTGTTCACGAAGCTTAAACTCTGCATATTTTTTACGACCAAATGCTTTAACGGTCTTGGATTGATCACCACGCACGGTAATGAATACTCCAGTTGCTTCACCTGTACCGGGAAGCTTTAATTCGAATTTGTAGCCTACTTCGGCAATCTCTGTGTAATTATGTTTTGCTAGATCAAAAGCCATAATATTTCCTTTCTGTTAGTGTTAATGAAGTACTGATTATAGCATATTATTTCAGATAAATCAAGGGGTGTAAATGATAAATTAAGGCAGTATAATAAACAGAAAAACCCCCAAGGCTTTTGACCAAGGGGGGTTATTCAGATTAGACTAGTGTAGAATCTTGAATCTGTACAGTTGTAGCGGGTAGACCTGCAGAGGTGTCTGCATTTAGCAAAGCTTGGAAGCTTGTAGAAGCAACAAGGCCGAGTTCACCATCATCTTTGGCAAAGCTACCTAGTTTAACTTTTGGTAGTGTGAATGTCAAGAAATCAGCGTTAGCTTCAGAACCTGTGGTCAAAGCGAACACGATAGACACTGGAGTTTCATCGTCAAAATAGTTACGGAATGTAGCATCTTGGAAATAAACACTCAAGTTACCTGATACGCGAATACGACCTAAGAAAATTTCAGCTACTGAGTTAGAACCTACAGCAGTTGCGTTTTCCATAGCACGTTCTACAGTAAAGTCAGCACTTGTTACTAGAGCAACAGGTAGACCGTTAACGATCATAGCGCCGTTAACAGCAGCGAAAATACCATTAGTACCTTGTGCAGTTGGTGAACCGAAATACTGAGTAGTACCTTTAGAACTTAGGTCTTTACCCATGAAGCTAAAATCAACAGTAGTCAAACCAGTTGCAGGTAATTGCAAGTTCATTGAACCTACTCGCATACCAGTGTATACTTCTGATTGTGAAATATCTTGGAACCATTGCTCAATAGTGTATGAGTCTTCGGTGTGACCAGTTGCGGGTACAATAGTTTGCTTACCAACAACAGTAGCTGTTACGGTTGCAATTGGACCTTCAGCGACTAGAGCAGAACCATTAAGTGACTGTACAGTAAGAGCTAAAGCTGTCATGCTAACGACTAGTAAGTTTTTACCAACGTTTGCTGCGTTCAGACCAGCACCTGTTAGACGAATAACCATACCTACTTTGATATCACTAGTCAAGAAAGTACCAGTGCTACGGGTAACTGTCCACAAACCACCAGAAGCAGCAATAGTGACAGATAAACCGGTTACAGCAGTGATAGCAGCGAAGTCTTTAGCTACCAGAGACTGCATGAAATCAGAGTATGAGTTGGGTGAAAGTTCACCACTTAGTGTACCATCTGCACTGCGAACACCGTGTCGGAAGTCAGCAAGTTGACGGTCAGTACGAATTTCATTTGATTCGTATGTTTCTTTTGTTAAGTTAAAGTCAGCAGTTACTCTTCGGACTTGTTTACCACCAGTTGTACCAGCGGCAGTACCCCATGTTGACTCTTTGCGATATGCTACAACTTTAGCCGTACCTTTTGAAATTGCCATATATTTTCTCCATTAAATTTAAATTAATTACTTGCAAGTAATACATGAATCAGCCATTGCAGCTATATTCTCCATGTTCTTTTTGTCTAATCCTACACAAAGCATCTTCAGCTTCTTGCAAGGTTTCGAATGTGCCAACTTGAATTGTTTTATTGTTAACAGCTAGTCGGGCTTCATATTTATCGTTTTTGGTTAATCTCACACCTTTAACGCCTGTACTATTAGCAGAACTTATTCCAGAGTTCCATATGTTTTTATTATAATCAGAAGCCCTTAGATTTTCAATTCTGTTGTCGAATGGAATTCTATTTACATGATCTACAATTTTTGGTAGTGAACCATGATGTAGTGCATAAATAATTCTATGTACAAGGTAATATTTACCCTTCAGTCCTACATCAAAATAACCATCTAGTCTTTGTTTTCCAGCTAGAGTTCCTTTTCGACCTCTAGTTCCACTGTCTATTTTCCAATATAATTTTTCACTATTATATGAAAAATATTCTTTAAATAAAGATATTAATTTATCTTCACATTCCATTTTCATTTTCTCCATCAAGAAAGCATCACAAATAAGATAAGGCAGGACGGTGATGAGTCGTCTTTTCCCCCGCTAAAGGTAGCCATTAAATATTGTAGAATTAGTTAGAATAAACTTCTGCTACTAATTCAATTAATACAGGACAGATTATTCTATCCGAAGCGATTGTTGTACCAGCTACTTGAGGTGTGCGTAATACATGGATATGTACACCATCTTCTGTAAACACAGTACCTTTTTTAAAGTGATTTCTTACAAGTTCTGCTCTAGAGATAACTTCAGAAGTTCCTTTGTTTGCAGCACCTACAATAAATACTTGCATTGTCATTCGTTCTCTATAAAAACCCGTACCAAGCACAGGATCATCAGGAGACTGAATCATAAATTGTACACGCTGATAAACAGTATCTGGCGGTGTAAAACTAACACCTTCCCATGCCGTTGGAACAATGGGTGTTAATGTATTTAATTTACGTTCGGCTGCTCTTTTTACTTGAATAATTGCCATTAGCTTGCCTTATAATAGTTGTTAAGTTCCGCTGTATATATACCATAAATAGCATGCAATGTTGGTTCCATAATACCATTAGGCGCTTGTGAAGATGCACCACCTTCAAGGGATCTAACAGGGGAACCATTTTTATAAGTATCGTAAGACCATGCATCTTTTGATACATAAGGAACGTTGTTTGTAATGTAGACGGTATTACCAAGCTTATAATTTTCAGATCGGTATTCTGCAGATTGTTTTACATTGAGTGCATTTTCACTGTCTGCTTGCATGAACCACCAACTGGTATAAGGTTTATTCATTTCAATGATCCAACCACCTTTAGCCATACCAGCTTTTGTATTTTTCAGTACTCTCTTACGTGCAGGATTATTATAAAGTGCAGCATATTCTACGTCATCACCAAAGGGTGTATTTTCGATAGCTTCGAAAGCAACATGGTATATAAACAATTGAACCATACCTTCCATCTTACGAATCGCTTCTTCATGGACCTTCTTTAAGCTTTGTTCTAATTTTGAAGTATCACATGATATTTGCATATTAACCCTTTACAGTTAATATTTTATATAAAATTATAGTACCATCAGCAGCGTGTTCAGTTACAGAGTCTACAATATATGTAATATTATCAAATGTGATCTTATCTTGAGGTACAGGAATAAAACCTAAATTATTAGCTAGATAAAATACCGCAGAATCTCTTCCAATCATATTCGGAAAGTTATATTGATTAGCACGAATATGCTTCTTATACATCTTTACAGAATATGCTGTTTGAGTGTTAGTTGTAGCACCAGTTTCAATATTATATTCACCTTCAGTAACTACTGTATATGTGCAATTTTTACCGTGTTGATTTATTGCTCTTAATGTTATAGCAAGATATCTATCCATGATATTCCTTTAATTAAATACCAAATGAACTTGGACGGTATGTGAATGTTTCAGCGGTAGGTTGCTTAACGATGTTGTTATCTAGGTTAGAGTCGTTAGCTTGCATGTCGGATAGTGATATACCGCCAGCGTAACCTTGAACTTTGTCGTACATAGCATTAAGATCAGGGTTCTTGATGTATAACTGTAAAGCTTGCATGTAGTTACGGGCAGCAGCAGAACCTTTGACGCTAAAAATATCGACCGTTTCATCGCTACGCATAGATAACTTAAGCATGATACTTTTAGCAGCATCCATAGCTGAACGTTGAAGAGCGTTTGAATTCTTGGTTAAAAAATACTGATACTCAGCATCACTCATGATTGGCAACTCTGGTGAAGTATCACCAAGCTCATATCGAAGGTCTTGAATTGTAGCCATTATGTATTTTCCTGTAATTTATTTGATTTACTTAGATTTTCTTTTGCAGGAATAACTTGTAGATTCCACGGCACGTGTAAACCGCAGACATTTTCACCTTGAAGTGGTATAATATGATCTACATGATATTTTTGACCAGTAAGTAATTCTAACTGTTGAGCTTTCTTATAAAAATCTTCAATATTTTTATGATCAATTTGACTTAACCAGTTAGGTGTCGCTTTTAGTTTTGTAGCGTATCTTTTAGCATTTAAGGCAAGTATTTTACCTTTGTTAGACTCACGATATTCGTGCATGTAAATTGAGCGATCATCTTTATTAGATTGCTGATAATCTCTAACTCTTTCTAAAATCTTATCTTTATTATCTTCATAGTATTTTTTCTGATACAATAAAGTATGCTGTTTAGTGAATTGATAGTTTTGTTGCATACAGTTTTTACACTGACTATTATACCCATCTTTTTTAGATTTATTTTTATGAAAATCACTAAACAATTTTTGTTCTTTACATTTACTACAAATTTTATGCATTTTATCCCTCGGTTGGATTTGAATAGGTATTCCTAGTTGTGAACCGGCACAACGGAGCTTGCAGGCTCTCTTCGGAATGTAAGTATCGCACTGCAATGCGACTGCAAGTTTTATCTAACATTAATCCTGAATTATAACATAAGATTTGTTACAACGCAAGACTAATATTAGATGCCTCAACTAAGAGGCAATCTAAGTTATTTCAGAAAGCCCCGAAGGGCAATCATCAGTTGGATGTGGTTAACTTAACAACAGCTTGTGGGCGGCGAATCAAGTTCAAGAAGTTAGCTTCTGATTGAATCATGATTTCGCTATCTTTAGGGTCTTTGTAAGTGAATACATAGGCTTGTTCACCAATGGTATTAACATGACTGAACTTGTTAGCAGGGCTAAAGTAAGTCTTGAACATGTCGGCAGTACCTTGTGGCAGCATGAAAGCTTCACCAGCAGGGATTAGAGCAGTACCATTGTAAGAACCACGGTATTCAATGTACTCAACACCACCGTGTACGAAACGGCGATAGACACCAGAACCTAGACGGTTACGTAGTGGCTCTTGAGTGCTTGTGTAGTACTTGTAAGCTTCTTTAACAGTAGCGTGGTTGATCAACTTGCCGAAGAAAGCAGGTGAGCAAAGTACGATAATGTTGCTAACTACTTCACCACTTAGGATGTTATCCTGAATGTGTGCAATGCCTTCTTCAGACTTAGCGTTTAGGTCGGTAGTAGATGTACCAAGCACAAAGTCAATCTCTTTACGGCTTACACCGAAATCAGTGTAGAAGTTACCAGCTACAGTACCGTTAGGAGCGTAGATAGCACCAACAGTGATAGCGTAGGCACGAGCAGCTTCTAGAGTTACTGAGTGGTTCATACGGATACGCTCTAACTTACGAGCGATAACAGCCGCTTCAGTTTCAGCTTGATCAGCAGAACCGTAAGCACGTTTACCTTGAACATCTTCAGGCTTAACAGCATCGTCCATTGGGAAGTGCGGAATAGCGAATGAACGTAGAGCACGAGTATCGCTCTTACCTACGTTGTTACGCTCACCACGGATTTTATCGGTAACTAGACCGAGAGTACCTTCGCTGGATTCAACGGTAACACTGTGTTGAGCAACGCCTTCTTCACCGAATAGACCTAGTTCGTTAATCAAGCCCCATTTGTTAGGGACCAAGAGTAATTCTTCTGTGTAATCGACTAGCTCAAATGGTTTTTCAAAACTACGAGTTTGCATTATAATTTCCTTATTTTATTGTAGGTATCTATCAGATATTAAACTGCATCGTTGCAGTTAATAT